ACAAGCAGCAGAAGCCCAAGCCGCAGCAGAAGCACTGGCTGCTCAACAAGCAGTACAGCCCCCAGCACAAGGAGCATAAACATGGCAGTAACAATTAACGGAACGACAGGGATTTCAACGCCGGGGATAAGCTCTACGGCTGCATCTTCTTTTTCGGCTGCGTCTACATTTTCAGCAGACGTAACCCTTGCTGGCGCAGCGGTAGAAATTTTAAATAACTCAGGCCGTATTGTTGTAGGACAGTCTGGGTCTGTGATTCAAGTAGTAAACGTACAAACACAATCATTTGTAACAAGCACTGTTGCAATTCCAACTGATAACACAATCCCTCAAAATACTGAGGGTACTGAATTATTTACGTTGGCTATTACTCCGACAAGTGCCTCATCTAAATTACTTATACAAGTGAATGTACTTACAGGAAACACACCTGCTCAATGGCCTACTATTGCGCTGTTTCAAGATTCAACTGCCAATGCGTTAAACGTTAACTCTACTTTTCAAGGAACTGCATCAGCAGGAAATACGTTGTCTTTAGCCTACTTTATGACAGCAGGAACAACATCTTCTACAACATTCAAAATAAGATTTGGTCTGGGAAATACTGGCTCTATGCAAATTAACGGTTTTAATAGCGCAATTTACGGCGGTGTTGCTACTGCCACAATGACTATTATGGAGATCGCAGCATGAATCACCAAGCAATACTTGCTCTTTACCCAAATGTTGTCAGTATCTTTGACACCACCGCATATGACAAAGACGGCAATGAAGTCACATACGATCAAGATGCTGTCAATGCTTGGGTTGACCCAAACGCATACAAGGCAAAACGTGCGGCTGAGTATCCTCCAATGACTGACTACCTTGATGGCGTAGTCAAAGGTGAACAAGCGCAGATTGATGCGTACATTGCGGCTTGTCTTGCTGTAAAAGCCAAATACCCCAAAGGGTAAAAAATTGATCCGCTCAGCCTTCTTCTTGCCGCCAATGCCTGTGTCGCTGCTATCAAGCAGGGATGCAAGCTATACAAAGACGCTAAAACGTCTTTCATTGAGGTCAAGAAGACTGTCGATGAAATCGTCTCTGATGCAAAGCAGGTTCGGAGTTTTTGGCAAAAGCTGTTTGGAACAGACCCCGAGCCGTCCAAGCCTGTGGCGAAAAAGAAAGAAGCCTACGTTGCCGTTGACGAAACCCAAGTCATGGCAGACATCGTCACTCAGCTTACAAAGCTGTTTAGGCTTGAAGAACAACTAGCAACACACATCCGGGAGGCAGAAGAACAGTCCAAAAACGTCTATGACCCCGATGCCAACCTGATGGAGTCTGCACTGCAAAGAGTGATGGCGCAACAGCAGATGGCAGAGTTGATAGTGACAGTCAGGGAAACAATGGTGTACCAATCCCCGCCTGAGTTGGGTGCGCTGTACAGCAGAGTGTTTGAAATGCGGGAGATCATTGGGCAGGAGCAGGAACAGGCAAGGCTGAAACAAGAAGCGCAGCAGAGGTACAAACAATGGCAACGGCAGGAGGCAAAAAGAAACCTTCAAGCAAAGTCGGTGTATCTAGTAGTGACTACTATATTCCTCCTCTACCTGTGGTCGTTCCTCCTCCTCGTAAATCGTTGGGGGAAGACATAATGGGGTGGGTTGCTGCAATGGTTTTGATTGGTTTTTTGTTGCCGATGCTTGGTATGTTGTATCTGGATATTCTGGAAGCCAAGCATGAAGTCAAGGCGCAGGTTGAAAAGGTAGAAAAACTCAGGCGAGAGCTTGAACGAAAGGAAAGAGATGATTCCAATAGTAGCGTCCCTCCTCGGTAGCCTTGCTCAAAACGGGCTGGGATTACTGTCGTCTGCTATCCAAGCCAAAGGCAAAGAAGTGGTTGAGAACGCTCTTGGCGTAAAGATTCCTGACAACCCAACCGCAGAAGATGTATCCAAGCTTCGTGAGTTGCAGTTTGCTCATGAAGAACGTCTGCTGGAGCTAGGAATTGAGAAAGCCAAGATGGAATTGGCTGAGATGGAAATGTATGCCAAGGCTGCGCAGAGCGATGCCGAAAACATCACAGACCGCTGGCAAGCCGATATGGTGTCAGACTCATGGCTGTCCAAGAACATCCGCCCCATGTCGCTTATTGCTATCTTTTCTGGTTATTTTCTGTTTGCCATGATGTCTGCCTTTGGCTATAACGCCAACGAATCTTATGTGTCCTTGCTCGGGCAGTGGGGGATGCTGATAATGGGTGCGTACTTTGGCGGCAGAACCATTGAGAAACTAGCCGAAATGAAGGGTAGAAAATGAAAGCCAAGCTAACTTTTCTTGTGACCCTAATGGTCAGCTTTACCCTGTGCATTGTTGTTGTTGGGATGGTTGGCGTTTTAATGGCTGGCTTGTTTGACGAAAAGGTTGATAACGCAGAAATATTCAAACTGATTAGCCCAGCCTTTCAAACGATTGTCGGTGGTTTTATTGGCTTGCTGGCTGGCGTTAAGTTGTCGCACGGCGAAACAGATGGAGAACAAAAATGAGCTTAAACACTGAACAAGCCGCGTTTTTGCTGGACATGTGCAAGCTAATCCAGTACGCTACAGACCAAGGATTCGTGGTGACCGGCGGGGAACTTGCCCGTACTCCAGAACAGCAAGCCATTTATTTCAAGACGGGGCGTTCCAAGACAATGAATTCCATCCATCTAAAGCGTTGCGCCATAGATTTGAATTTTTTCAAGGATGGAAAGATCATTTGGGACAAGGAAATTATTGCTCCTATAGGCGCGTATTGGGAGACATTGCATTCTAAAAACCGTTGGGGTGGTAACTTTAAGTCTCTTGTTGACTGCCCTCATTTTGAGCGCAATGTGGGTTAATCATGCCATTACAGAAGATACTGTTCAAACCCGGTGTAAATAAAGAAAATACCCGATACACCAACGAAGGTGGCTGGTATGACTGCGACAAAATTCGCTTTCGCCAAGGCACGCCTGAAAAGATCGGCGGCTGGAGTCAAATCTCTGGGTATACCTATGAAGGCACTTGCAGATCGCTGTGGTCATGGGCTTCCCTTTCCGGCATTGTCTATGTCGGGGTTGGTACATACCTGAAGTTTTACATTGAGGAAGGCGGTCAATACAATGACATCACGCCTATCCGAGCCTATGGAACCGGACTGAGCGGCCCCTTTGCCGCCACCGCAGGATCAACCACCGTCACTGTGACAGACAACTCACACGGCGCTACTGACGGCGATTACGTTACATTCCTCGGCGCGGTAGCTCTCAGCACGCGGACGTTTACACGATCAACTGCAACCAACTTTGTGTTATCCACGGCACTTGCAGCCAATACACCCGTTGTCCTTACAATCTCTTCTGGCGGCGCTTTACCAACCGGATTACTGACGGGGGTTCAGTACTACATCAAGGTGGTATCTGGTACAACGATCCAGTTTACTAACGTCCCCAGCGGTGCAGCGGTCAGTACCTCAACGGCTGGTTCCGGCACATTCTCCCTGTATGTAAATAATGGCTTAACAGCAGATGTGTTGAACCAGAGTTTTGCTGTTACTGTTGTGGACGGCAACACATACACCATCACTACGCCGGTAGCAGCGGGAACCTATGACACAGGTAGCGGCGGGACAGTTAATGCCTACTATCAGATTCAAATCGGCGCAGATGATGCCCAGCCCATCACTGGCTGGGGTACAGGGTCATGGGGTTCGGGATCATGGGGTACAGGCCAGTCTGGTACGGCTGTGGCTCGTCTCTGGTATCAAAACAACTTTGGTCAGGATTTGATTTACGGTTATCGTGGCGGCGCAATGTATTACTGGAACGCTTCGATTGGTACGCAATTAAAGCCTTTTACAATTACTATTGCCGCTCCCGGTGTTGTTACTTTGGGTTCCGGCTCCCTTATTGATGGTACGGCAGTTGTCTTGGAGTCCACTGGCACTTTGCCGACAGGCTTGACAATTGGCACAACCTACTACACAGGCGGCGCATCAGGCGCAACGGTAAAACTGGCTACATCTTTTGCCAATGCGCTGGCTGGCACATTCATTACAACCACTGGCACGCAGACTGGTACGCACTACATCCTGCCTAATGGTATCCCGGTTACATCTTTGGGCGGAGCTTCAGATGTTCCTGCCCTTGTCAATTTTATAATGGTGTCGGATGCCAGCCGTTTCACAATAGCGTTTGGTTGTTCAGTCTATGCAGCTACAGACACCGTGATAGACCCCATGCTGATTCGCTGGTCTGACCAAGAGTCGGTAGTCAACTGGACTCCAGCGGTTACCAACCAAGCTGGCTACCTGCGTTTATCTCACGGGTCGGAGATCGTGGCTGCCGTTCAGACTCGGCAGGAAATTGTGGTCTTCACGGATACATCAATTTATTCTTTGCAGTACCTTGGCCCGCCCTACGTCTGGGGTTCTCAGCTTTTGGGAGACAACATCTCCATAGCCGGATACAACACTGCCATCGTTGCATCTGGGATTATTTACTGGATGGGTTTGGACAAGTTCTATAAGTACGACGGGCGGGTTCAAACCCTGCGCTGTGACTTGCTCCGGTTTATTTATAGCGACATCAACCTTGACCAACAGCCTCAGTTCTTTGCTGGCACAAACGAAGGCTTCAATGAAGTCTGGTGGTTCTACTGCACATCAGGTTCTACGGTCATTGACCGCTACGTCGTATACAACTATACCGAGGACATCTGGTATTACGGCTCAATGGGCCGGACAGCATGGCTGGACTCTGGTCTAGACAACTACCCGTTGGCGGCAACGTACAGCTACAACTTGGTATTCCATGAGAACGGTATTGACGACAACACAACCAGTACAACGCAAGCAATAGAGGCGTACATCACCTCATCACAGTACGATATTCAAGACGGGCATAACTTTGGCTTTGTCTGGCGCATTATCCCTGACCTTACCTTCCGTGGCTCGTCTACTACAGGGTTAACTCCGCAAGTCACCATGTACTTACTGCCGCTTCAGAATTCTGGATCAGGCTATAACGACCCCGTGGAGTCTGGTAATCAGTCCGTGGGTGGAGTCAGCTACGCCAATATAGATCGCGTTGGTACGTACACAGTGGATCAGTTTACTGGGCAGGTCTACACGCGGGTGCGCGGTCGCCAGATGTCTTTGAAGATTTCATCCAACCAGATTGGCACGATGTGGCAGCTTGGCGCACCTCGTATAGATATTCGCCCTGACGGCAGGAGATAAACATGTCAGCAAAAAATGTTCGTGCACCAAACCTACCGCTTCCGCCGGAAGAATACGACCGGCAGTATATGGATAGGCTCTTGGCTGCGTTGCGTTTATATTTTAATCAACTGGATAACGTCGGCCCGATTGCAGCGGCAACTGAAGTCAACGGAACTAATATTGTTGCTGGCTTAAGCTTTGTCCGGCCTAGCCCAACAGTACCAAATACATTTATACTCAGCCTACCGACGCAGGCTGATACAGCCAATTTGCGGGTGGGGGATATTTACTATGACACAACGGCATCTAACGTGTTGAAGATTAAAACATGATGCCGCCAGTAAGAGAAAAGCTGTATGAGGACGCTGACATTGCGGTGTTGTGTGACTACATAATCAACCAAACAAAAGTAACGTTGCACCTAAACTTCAACAATGGGGCATGGTCACCCAGTAAGTTTAAGCGGTACAAAGGTATCTTTGCCAAGCAAATCCTGCCATTTTTAAGAGACAAAAGCTACAAGGAAGTGTATGCTACACCCTTTGAAAATGATATAAAAGCCCAGAAGCTAATAGCCATGTTCGGCTTCAAAGAATTTGCTCGTAACGGCGGGTTTGTTTTGATGAAACGAGGAGTGTGATATGCCCCAATTAGCAATACCCGTAGCCGCAGAGGCTGCTGTTGCAACCACAATGACAGCCGCAGAAATTGCCGCTGCCGAAGCCGCAGCCCAAGCTGCTGCCGAAGCCGCTGCTGCCGAAGCCGCTACACAAGCCGCAGCCCAAGCCGCCGCAGAACAAGCTGCACAACAAGCCGCCGCACAAGCCGCATCCGAAGCTGCGGCACAACAGGCTGCACAGCAAGCCGCACAACAGGCATCAACAAACGGCATTCAGACTTTGGCGCAAGAAGTTGGCGTAAACGCAAATCCCACAGGGATTGAGCAAGTGTTCCAACAAGCGCAAGCAAACAATATCCCGATGTCGCAAGCAGAGTTTTTAAATAACTCCTTTGCTGGCCCGGCAACAAGTGCGCCTATTACGCCGCCCGGCGTACCTCCAGTTTCTCAGCTACCGCCTTTTGATGCTACGCAGTACCTTAATTCGACAATGCCTACGTCGGTTCCGCCTGCACCACCTGCGGCTCCTGCTGCACCTGTTATAGAAGCCCCCGCCGCTGCACAACCGCCTGTGGATACAAGGTTCCCTACTGAATTTGCAGGACAACCAGAACCTGCGCAGTCGGCAATGAACCAAGTGGAAAAACCATTTGAGTGGACTCCGCAAACAACTGCGCCAAATGCTGCGCCGGGTTCGGGCGGGTTGGAAGGACTGATTAATAAAGGGGCTGACTGGGTTGCAGCACACCCCTTACAGTCGGGTTTAGGCGCAATGTCGCTTTACAACTACCTAAACCAACCAAAGCCTTACGAACGTCCAAAGTACAAATCCACATGGAACGCTGGCGCGTACTCTGGCTACAACCCCACCCCTCCAACTCCGTACAGGCCTGCTTATGCACACGGCGGTCTTGCTGATCTGGGTGGGTACTCTGACTATGCGCGTGGTGGGCGTATGCTTAAGGGGCCGGGAGACGGCATGTCAGACGACATACCTGCAACAATTGCCAACAAACAACCCGCACGCTTGGCCAACGAAGAGTTTGTAGTTCCTGCCGATGTGGTCTCCCACCTTGGTAATGGCTCGTCTGAAGCCGGTGCCAAAGTTTTGTACAAGATGATGGACAGAGTTCGTCAAGCCCGTACAGGCAGCAAAAAACAAGGCAAACAAATTAAACCTGAGAAGTACTTAGCTTAAACATGCCACTCTATCAAGTTCTCCCTGCCCAACTCCCACTCGTGTGGGATAAGGCTGCCCCGCTTTTGCAAAAAAGTATTGATACTGAACCTGACTTCACAACCATTGAGCAGGTGGAATACGCCATACGTACAGGCAAAATGTTTTTGTTGGTGTGGGATGAGCCAGATGAAGGCATTACTGGCGCGGCGGCAGTTGAGTTTATTGATTACCCGCGATACCGTGTTGGTCACGGGACTTTGCTTGGCGGAAAAAGTGTAGTAAAGCCGCATGTGCTTGCAGAACTATTGGCTTGGATGAAAGCTAATGGAGCCACGGTAGCCCAGTGCTGGTGTCGTGACGAGTTGGTTCCCATGTATAAAAAAATGGGCATGGAAGAAACCCATCATGTAATGAGGATGAAGATATGAATATCGTCAAAAACCTATTTCACTGGCTGACAGGTCAGCAGTTCACCTTGTACATGGGTGGTGGCGGCGGTGGTGGGCCAAACCAAACATACTCACAAACCTCAAACATTCCTGAGTATGCGCAGCCCTACGTTGAGCAAATGCTTGGCGCTGCCCAAGGCGAAATTTTTAACAAGGATGCGGCAGGCAACCCTACAAGCATAAAGCCGTATAAGCCTTTCAGTAACACTCCAACCGATTATTTTGCGGGATTTTCCCCACTGCAAACGCAAGCCCAGCAAAACGTTGCGTCTATGAAAGCCGGGCCTCAAGGTTTTCAGCAAGATGTCGGCGCATACATGTCGCCGTACACGCAGTTGGCTTTGCAGCCGCAGCTACAGTCTGCCGCAAGACAGTCCGCCATTCAAGGGCAGCAACAACAAGCACAAGCCACACAAGCAGGAGCTTTTGGTGGAGGCCGTGAAGCCATTATGCGAGCTGAGCGCGAACGCGCTTTAGGCGACACGCAAGCCAACATCATGTCAACTGGAATGCAAAACGCATTCAACCAAGCACAGCAGCAGTACAACACTGGGTTTGGGCAGCAGATGGGGCTTAGCCAGTTGCAGAACCAGTATGGCGCTCAACAGCAAGGTCTTGCACAGAACATCATCAACCAGCAGATCCAAGACTACGCGACTGCTCAGCAATACCCAATGATGCAGTTGGCCAACATGAGCGCGTTGACACGCGGTCTGCCTATGCAGTCAGCCACTACGCAGGTGTATCAAGCAGCGCCTAGCGCAATGTCTCAACTGGCTGGTCTGGGCACAGCCGCTTACGGACTATCTCAACTTGGCGGTCTTGGCGGCACAGGCTCAGTTGCCGGTAAAGCCAAAGGCGGCGCAATTAAAGAAAAGAAACGCCCAGCCGGTTTGGCTGAGTTGGCACTGATGAAAATGCAGTAAGGAACACTCATGCTTAATGTAAAAAATCTCACCGACACGATGTCCCGCATGGAGCTGCCGCAGTTGCAGCAGTATGCTGCGCTGCACAAAAACGATCCTTACATTGTGACGTTGGCGCTGTCTATTGCAAACCAGAAGAAGCAGATGAAGGCCGGTCAAGCTGGCCAAGCAGGCATGATGCCGCAACCTAAAGTAGTTGACCAAGAGTTGGCGCAGATGGTGGCTCCCCCACCACAACAGATGGCTGCCGCACCGCAGCAACAGGGCTTGCCAGAAAATTCCGGTATTGGTCAACTCCCAGCCCAGAATATGCAGGGCATGGCTGCTGGGGGCATCGTTGCGTTTGAAGAGGGTGGTGACGTGCCGGGCTACGCCGGTGGCGTATTTACTGGAGAGGAAGACATGCCCGAGTGGCTTAAAGTTTTTCCTCCCGAGTCGGGTTTTAGAAGAACGTACCGTGCAATGCAACAGTACGACAAAAACAATCCTATGCCTGTTCGTCCAGCAGCGCCTGCGGCGGTGCCTACTGCGCCTGCTGCGGCACCTGCTTTGCCGCCCAGTGCAACGCAAGTAATGTCTGGACTGCCCGCTACTAAAGTACCTCCCAACACTGGAACGCCACCCTCACCTCCCGACACAAAAGCACCCGTTGCGGCTAAACCTACTGCGCCCACTGATCCGTTGGCGGGCATTAAAGCGTTGGATACAAAAACGTTGACTGCCGCAGATGCTAAAAAGCAAGCCTCAGAGTTGTCTGACTCGGCAGAACTACGTAAAAGTTTGGAAGCAAATGAGACTTTCACTACGAAAGCCTACGACAAACTGCTGGGGGACTACGATAAACGAATTGCTGAAATGCCGGAAGCATACAAAGGCTACGAAGCACGTCTGCAAAAAGAAGAAACCGAAGCTGCAACCGACAAAGACAAAGCTTTGGGTATGGCAATCTTTCAAGCAGGTCTTGGCATGATGGCTGGTACATCTCAATATGCGTTTGAGAATATCAGTAAAGGCGCACTGGCAGGCTTAGATAACTACCAGTCCGCGCTGAAAGACATGAAGAAAGCGCAACGTGAGCGCGATAAAGCTTTTGCAGATATTGAGGCTGCTCGTTTGGCTGAAAAGCGTGGTGACTTAAAAGCGCACACTGAGTTGCAAGCCAAAGGTATTGAAGCACTTGGTGCGGCCAAAAACCGTACCGTTGACGGCATTTCCAAGATATTCCAAGTTGATACGGAAACTGCCAAAGGTATTTTTGATACTAAGTTCAAAGAAAATGCGCAGAATGAGCGCACAATGTACACCGCAAAGGTAGACATGGCTAGACAGGCAATGTCAGATGCCGCTGCATTACAGCGTACAAACATTCAAGCCAACGCACCTACAGGTATTGAGCGCATCCTTTCAAACCCCAAAATGCTTTCCGCGTACAAAGACTACGCCTCCGCAGGCACGGAGACAAAGGGCATCAACGCATTTGCTTTGGAAGCAATCAAAGACCCGTCACTGTTGCCACGCCTTGAAGCTGGTTCAGCGCAGGATCGTCAGCTGGCTGCGTCCATCAAACAACACATGCAATCAATGATGATCTCTCCCGTCAATTTGCCGGGTGGGGCTGCAAATGTTCGCCCATAAGAGGTAAACTCCCACAACCGCAAGTAGTTCGGCCTGCTGCGGTTGTAAGACCAAGCCGCACAATTCGGAAAATACTATGCCTCAAGCTGTCCCGTTACCCGATGGTAGTTACGTATCAATCAGAGAGGGTGAGACCCCGCAGCAGGCATATGCCCGAGCGCAGCAGATGTACCCTGAGGCGTTTAAGCAACCCGAACCGCAAGCCAAACCAGAGTCTGGATTTTTCCCCGCTACCAAAGCAGGTATCGCATCTTTAAAAGGTGATGTTGCCGCCCTTGCAGGACGCACAGGGTTAATGGATGAAGCGGCTGCTGAGAAGTACATACAAGAGCAAGAAGAATACAAGAAGCGCACATTCAAACCTACCGAAGAAGGCTGGTTGCAAGCGCCCGTTACCAAGACCGCTGAGTTATTGGGTGGGTCTTTGCCGTACATGGCCGCGCCGGTGGCGGCGGGTCTTGGCGCTTTGGCTTTGCCTGAGGCTGCGGCGGCGGCTCCCATACTGGGTGGTTTACTTACTGCCGGAGAAGCCGCAGGTATGGGCGCTGCCGGGTTGACCTCCGCTGCTCAGTTCACTGGTTCAAACTTGTCCCGTCAGATGGGTGAGGGTAAGAAACTGAGTGAAACGGAGTTGGGTGCTGCGGCTGCGGCATCTATTCCACAAGCCGCATTGGACATACTTGCTTTCAAACTGCTCCCCGGTATCCGTGGAATTTTCTCGGCTGTTGGTAAAGAAGTGCCAGAGAAAGCGTTGTTGGAAGCCACCAAGCAGTCAACTGCACAGATTGCCAAAGATTATGCGCTTTCTACTGGTAAAGCAATGGGTGTTGAAGGTCTGACCGAAGCTGGCCAACAAGTACTTGAGCGCCTGCAAGCAGGGCTATCCATCACAGACGCAAAAGCCAGAGATGAGTATTTTGATAGTTTTGTTGGCGGCGCTGTCCTTGGCGGTACTTTAGCTCCTGCTGGCCGATACATGGAGCGCGGATCGGAACGCGCCAACAAGAAAGGCGCAGACCAAGAGGAGTTCAAGAAGCTGCGTGCTGAAGAAGAAAAGCGGCAGGAAGAAGAAAAAGTACGGCTGAACAGCCCTGAGTACGCCCAAGAAGTACTTCAGAAAACACAGGACTTGGAAACGCAACGTAAGGCGCTCAAGACACAACTGCTCAAAGTAAACAAGGAATCCCCAGAGACTGACCGTGCGTTCAATCGTGACATCAATCGCCAGATTGAAGCCATAAACAAAGAACTCAAGCCGTTGGCTGAGGAGTATGTGCGTGTCAAGCCTATTCTGAAACAAGCAGCTGAAAAAGAACGTATTGCCAAACTGACCCCGCAAGAATATGCGTTTGGCATTGAGCCTGAGGAAACCGCACAAAAAACTGCCGAGCCAGAGCTGTATGAGCAGCAGATTGCCAAGCCGCCTGAGCCGCCTAAGGTAGAAGATGTTGCAGCGCAGCATGCTGCCCAGAGTATTCAGTTGGCCAACGACCAGCAGTACGCCAGTGAAAAAGCCCCCAACGAGGCCGTTGCCGACTACGTTAAGTACCTGATGCGCAACCCAATGTTGGCAGATCAGATTGTCAGTAAGCGTATGCAGTTGCCCGGTTTGCCTACCGGTGTGCGTAACTCTGCTGTTTTGGATGCGTTGAAGTTACAGATTGCTCCGGGCTTTAAGCAGGAGATGGAAACACGCAAGGCAGCTTTTGGCGTTACCAAACCAACAGAAGAATCCCCGCAAGTACAAGCGTTTACGTCGTACATGGACGACCTTAAAGATAAGCGCAATGACGTTGGTGATGACATGTTCTTTAAGTACATGGTCGATCCAAAGCTGGAAAAGATTGCTGAGGGTAAACCCGAAGTTGTTGCGGTAAATCCTGAGTTGAAGCCAATCATGCAGCCCAAGATGGCTGAGTTTGCACGCAACAAAATAAACACGTTACTTGATGAAATAGACCAAGCTAATACGGACAGAGATGTTGCACTGCGTTCAAACAACCGTGACGCTGCAACTGCTGCATTTGAAAGAGGTAATCAAGCCCTTGAACAAATCAACGCTTTTGCTACGGAAACACCCAGCGGAGAACTAACAAAAGGAAAGTTTCCAAGCGCTAAAACAAGCCCACAAGCCAGCGTTTACGCCCGGGAAATATTGCGTGTTAGGAATGAGCAGAACGCGGCTTTAAACGCGATTGAAGACAAAATTGACCGTCTGCGTCGTGGTGAGGCATTGGGCAAAGAAGGTGTAGAACCCGGCAAAGGTGTAGCTGCCGCCACACCCGAAGTATTGGCCAAACAAGCCGAAGAAGCCCGTGGCAAGTACATCTCTGCTGTATTAGAAGAAGCCGCTATCCATCGCCGTGCTGCCAACAAACCATCCCTGACATATGACGAGGCTATCAAAGCCGCGTCGCGCATTCATGATGTGGTGGGCGAATGGTTGAACCGTGCACAAGCAGTGCCTGTGAAGCCTGAGCTTGAAGAAGTAATTGTGCAGCCTGCGCAGATGCGCGCCAACAAGATTGTCCGTGGCGCTATTACCAAACGTGTTTTGAAGACTCGTGATCTGGCCACAACACCTTTGAACGACATTGCACGCCTGAGCGACAAAGAAGTTAAGCATTTCAAAGCGCAGATTGCCAAAGTTGTTGACAGCCTGTCCGAGATGCCTTCAACGGCTAAGCGTGAAATACCGATACTGAAACAGCAGTTTGCGTCTACCGAAGCCCAGAAGGTTGCTGAAGCCAAGGGCGAGACAGCCAAGACACTTGGCGGACAGCTGCGCCGTCGTACTGAATTTGTGCGCAACTTGATGTCTAAGCCGCCTCTCAGGCCGTTGGTGAAAAGCACCCGCGATGCGTTGAACCGTGCCGCCGACATCATGGACAGTGGCAAAGCCACAACGGGTTTGCTGGATGCTGTTGAACACGTTGCCACAAACTTGGCCGAAGGCCGTCGAGTACTGCCCCAAGATGTGCAAGAGATCAATGACGCTATCAAGCTGTATGAACGTACAGCCCAAGAAGGTGAAGCTGTTGGAGAAGGCGAAAAAGGTCAAGGCCAGTTGTTCCCTGAAACACGTAAAGACTTGGGATACATCCGCGCTACGCCAGCTAACTTTGCAAAGTCCCCGCAGATCAAACCTGTGTGGGAGGCGTTAACTCAGGCACGCAAGCTCAAGGCAAAAACAGAAGCCAACCAGAAAGCACGCGCTGCCAGAGATAAATCAGGCATAGCAAAAATCAAAGAGTTGAAAGACCAGATTGAAGCTATAAAAAATAACATGAAGTTTTTCCTGACTAAATCAGGGGACTTTAATTTAGGCCTTTACACAAACGTAGACATTGCAAAAATGTTTGTGACGTACCCTGAGGCGGGAATTACAAAAGAAGATAAAGCACTGATGGATCAGTATTTGGCCATTGTGCGAAACATCTTTAATCAAAACTACAACCCGTCACTGAAACAAACAGAAGAAAGCAACGCAAGACTGGCTAAAAAGATTTTTGACGGGCTGTCTTCAGTTTACACACCCACGCAATTGGAGTATGTAAAAGATAAGCTGATTCCAGATTTCAACACAAAAATAAGGCCTGAGTACCTTATACGTCTTAAAGAAGCACAACAAGCGGTGGCTTTGGGTGAGCGCCTTGAAAACGCAAACAACCGTTTGGTTGAATTTATGCAAGACAGCAATGAAGCTGTGCGTAAACAAGCGGAAGAAAGCCGCAAACTTATTGACCCGTTGTTGGACAGAATTAAGTTTATTAAAAACACAATAAAAGGTTCAGCACTCCTGACTGCCGGAGAACGTGCCGCACTTGACTCTGAAGAAAAACTAACTAAACAACGCGGCGCATACAAAGACGCTATGGCCAAGGCGATGGGCAAAGCTCGTCAGCGTTTGTCTGACACATTGGGTGAGTTGCTTGACCCCGAGATTGAACGCGCACGCCGTGCTTTGAAAGCTGCTAAGACACGTCTGGCCACAGTTGAGTCGCAGATTGAAGCGGCCAAGAAAGAAATGACTGAGGGTACTGGCCAAGCGCCAAACCTGATTAACAACTTGCAGAAAGTGCAAGGTCTTGTTGAGAATATTGAGGCGGCTGAAACAGAACTGGCCGACCTACAAGAAGCACGCTTTGGTGAAATTGAAAACGATGTGGTTGTCACTGAAGCAATGCTGGACAAAGATCTCAAGGCAGAGGGTGAGTATTTAGAATTGCTTGAGCGTCAACTGGCAACGATGCGCAATGAACCGTTGACTGCTGTAGAACTTGGTGAACGTGGCAAACTGGGCAAACTCAAATACCCATTTGCCGCGCAGCGTTTAGAAGCGCAAGTGAAAGCACAACAAGCTGCTGTTGATGCAGCGCAGAAACGTGCAGAAGAATTCCAGAAAGATGTACAGGTCTGGTGGCCCAAAGTCACTGCTGCGTTCAAGAAGGACGGCATCAGCGTTAAAGACTTGCCGGGCGCAGTATTTGAGAAAGGTCGCAAGGTTGCTGAGATCAGCACACCGGAGCAGAAGCGCCTTGATGAGCTGCGTGACAAAGGCATGCAGGCCGCCAAAGAAGTTGACGAAAACGAAGTGCGTCAACGCGTCAAAGACAAACAGATTCAAATATTTGATGATGAAATCTTTGACGCACGCGGCGAAGTGCAGTCGTTCATGGGGCCTGAGAACATGGAGCAGTTGGCCGATATCATGGCCGACCCCAAAGCAACTATGGTCAAGCGTGTACAGGCTACGCTCAAGCTTGGCGCTATGCAAAAGCTGGCTTCGTTGGAAGCGCAAAAAGAAGTATTCCTTACAGGCAAGCCAGCTAAAGCACCCAAGGCAGCTACTGTGCCGAGCACCGCTGCGTTGGCGGCGGCTAAGCCATTCCGTACCGGGTCAGGCGTAACTAAAGCATTTACGCCAGCAGAGATGGATGAGATGGATCGTGCTGAGATACGCGATGCCAATGCGTTGGCCAAACAAATTCTGGGCACCAAAGCACCGCAGTTGAAAGAACCAAGCAAACGCAAGCAAGGCAAAATACTTGATCCCAATATGGGACTGTTTGATGATTTTGAGTTCTCTCGCGGCACACCCGTAAAAGGTTTGACCAAGGCTGAGCTTGAAGCAGAACTCACTGCCGGTATGGGTGAGCCTGTGACTGGGCGCAAGGTGGAAAAACAAATTTCCGATAAGTTAGCGGTGTATGAGAGTGTTCAAGATTTTCTTGACAAGCAACCAAAACTAAAAGGTGTAGGTAAGTCCAAATACGAGGGCTTAATTCCGGCAGATGCCAAAGGCTTTGTACAGGACGGTAAAGCTGTTTTGTTTGCCAACAACATTGGTAAAGGCCACGGACTTGGCGTGCTGCTCCATGAAGTCGGCGTGCACTTGGGCTTCCGTAATTTCTTTAATGAAGGTCAGTACAACGCGTTGATTAAGACGGTCAAGAATTGGGCAAACAAAACTGACGATTCAATGGAAGCGCGGGTTGGTAAAGCCGCCATGCGCAGGGTTGAGGCCGCTGCAACACCTGAGAACCAGATTGATGATGAATTGTTGGCGTACGCTGTTGAAGAAGCCATGCAGATGGGTGTTGAGCCTGTCGGCGTTAAAGGCGGCAACGCAGTTAAGAACTGGTTGAAGATGGTGGTGGATGCGTTTAAGAAAGCGCTTGAGAAGTTTGGCATCACTACTTCCAACTTAACTGCCGGAGACTTGGTTAACTTTGCCTACGGCGCGGCACACCTTGAACTCAAAGGAACTTGGCACGGCACAGGTGCCAAGTTTGACATGTTTGACCACGCATACATGAGTTCTGGTGAAGGAAACCAAGCATTTGGCTGGGGCACATATCGCGCACAACGATACGGCACTGCGGACTACTACCAAGATATTGCACACGGTGCGCAACTTAGAAAATGGTTAGAGCGCCCTGACATTGAAGCGTGGAGAAAAAGCCAAGCGCCAAAACTAATTCGCAAAGTACCTGATATTGTTCCTGACTGGATGATTGAGAGTGCAATAGACAGCGCGGCAGATTCTTTTAATGCGCTCTCTCCAAACAGCAAATTTAAAGCGGCTATTGAAAGACAAATAGAAGATCTGGAAGATTTGCGAAGCGAACCCAACATGCAAGATGTTGGTTTTGGCATTCAAACAGATACACAGTTCAAAGACACCATTGAAAAACTTAAAGCATTTGCAGAAAACGCAGAAGAGTACGTGGCTGCGCCACACGATAAACCTTTATATAAAGGTAAAGAGTGGTTTGCAATATACGATTCAAACGAAGCAGCTGGCAAAGTTTTGTACGACTTCAATACGGCGGTACAAAAAGGAGAACAGTTTTCTTTCAACGAAGCTGTAGAAAAAGTAAAAGCTGACGCTAAAGAAGATATGGCGGTATTTGAGGGCGACCCTGACTACACAAAAGAATATAAAAGAGCTGAAGCTTTGTATGAAGCAGCCGATAAACTTGATTCAAAAGACTTTACATATCAGCCACCGTCTGGCCCACCTGTGCCAGAACCGGTTGGGTACATGTTGCGCACGCTTCACACGCGTCCAGAGAATGAGTACATTCATTGGGATGACCCGGCAGACAATCAACCAGCGGTGGTCAAAAACGTATTTAAGCGCATCTACGACTCTTTAGACGCAACACAAAAGAAAAACTTTGATCGTTCAATCGGCACGTCCCCGCCAAATCGTCAGAATGGCCAACAGCTATACGAAGCACTAAGTGCCGTTCTTGAAAAAGGTGGCATGCCTAGTGAATTTTCTGACATGTTTGCATCTGAGATGTTGCACGCTGAAGGCGTTGCGGGTATTAAGTTTTTTGATAACCGTTCCAGAGTTCAAAAAGAAGGCACGTTTAACTACGTTGACTTTGGCGATAAAGAAGAAGGTGCGCAGATCATTGCCACCAACATTAGCCCAGTCAATCAAACACAGCCAACGCAAAAAGGCGAGATACTGTTCTCGCGTGCCGCAGAGTTTACAAACCCTGAGATTGCCAAGCGTGGCGGTTTTATCAAAAAAATTGTGGCCAAGGACAAAAGCTTGTGGCAGAGAATTAAAGCTAACTTGACCGGTCTGGCTTTTGAGACACAGCTTGTGGACAGGTTTGCAGGTTTCGAGCGTTTGGCCAAATACATGGAGCCACTCAAAGGCACCCAGATGTTGTACTACCTGCGCATGTATGACCAGCGCATGAACTTTGTGTCGCAAGCAATCTCCAACGGCGCACCTGCAATCGTGGAAAAAACGCGCCCAGACGGACGTACTGAGCGTGTGTTGGAGAGCAAAGAGAGCGCTAACATCCACAACGTGGTGCAGATTTTAAAAGACGCACAGCCTATGGTAGGCAACGCAGAAGCTGTAAACAGCGTCTTTACTTTGTATATGGCCGCACTTCGCGCAAAGAACAAAGGGCTGAGCACGTTGAATTTTGGTGAAGATGTGACTCAAGAACTGCTGGATGACACTATGGCCGCCATCAAGGCTACACCCGGCCTAGAGGATGTGCTTAAACTTGCGCGAGATGAGTACAACGCGTACAACCGCAACTTGGTTGAGTTTGTTGTTAGCACTGGTGCTTTGTCTAAAGATGTGGCCAAGCGTTTGTTAAGTGAGAACGATTACATCCCGTTTTATCGTGAACGCAACGGCGTGGCCGAGCTTTTAATTGGTGGCGAGTCCCCCATCCGCATTGGCAGTATTGCTGAACAACCGTACTTACATGAGTTGATAGGTGGCGACAAACCCATCCTTGATTTCATGACAAGCTCGGTGCAGAACACCAACATGTTGATGGACATGGGTATGCGTAATTTGGCTACCAAGAACGCTGTGTTTGAATTGGTTGATCTCAAAGCTGCTAAGTTTGTGAAAATTGCGGACGGCCCTGACGTAGTTAAGTTTCGTGATGACGGCAAAGATCGCTATGCTGTGATTGCTACCGAGAAAGTCAAGATCGGCAACAAAGAGTTTGATACTGGTGTGCCCGCCGACATACTGGTCAAAGGCATGAAGGGTATTCCCACACAAATGCCCACAATGCTGCGTGTAATGGCGATGCCATCTCAGTTGTTGCGTAAAGCAATTACCATCAGCCCGCTGTACACAGCAAAACAATTGTTCCGTGACTCCTTGGCCGCGCCTATTCTTTCTGGCGCAGACTTTATGCCGGTCATTGGTGCATTGAAAGAACTGAACTCCACAACCAAAAAGACACTTGAGCGCCGTGGTGTTACTGGTGGGCAGCAATTTACTGGTGGAGCCGCAGACCTGACCAAGATTCTGCGTGACGTAGCTGAGGGTAAGCCGGGTTGGATGACTGCGCTGGGTAAGCTTGAAGCCATGAGCATGGAGGCAGATGCCACAACACGTCGTGCACAGTACAACAGCTACATTGAGCAGGGTCTGTCTGAGATGGAGGCAACACTGCTGGCGTTGGAGTCCATGAACTTTAACAAGCGTGGCGCATCCCCATCAGTTCATGTGGCCAATTCGCTGATCCCGTTCTTCAACGCACAGATTCAAGGTCTGAACGTGTTGTACAAAGCGTCAATGGGCAAGATGCCGTTCAACGATCAGTTGCGTATACGTGAGAAGTTGTTGCAACGTGGAGCCATGATGGCTGTTGCCAGCTTTGCATACGCCGCCTTGATGCAGGACGACGACGCGTACAAGAACGCTACCCCTGACCAAAAGTATGGCAACTGGTTTGTGAGAATACCCGGTCTGGATGAACCTGTGCGCGTCCCAGTCCCGTTTGAAATCGGCTACATCTTCAAGGCTTTGCCTGAGGCGTTGTACAACAGCATGGTCAATGAGCACGGCGGCGAAGAAGCGGTCAAAGCGTTCAAACAAATCTTGCTCCAAACTATTCCCGGCGGCTCTTCGTACGGCATACCACAGGCTTTGAAACCCGCCATTGAGGCAGGTCTCGGCAAGTCGTTCTACACAGGCAGGGACATCCTGTCTGCGCGGGAGAAAGAGCTGTTACCAGAAGAACAGTTCCGCGCCAATACATCTGAGCTGGCCAAGTCGGTCGGTAAGGCTTTCGGTATCTCCCCGATTGTGTTTGAACAACTTGTCAGCGGCTACACAGGCACGATGGGCTTGGCGTTCATGCACGCACTCAGCGTCGGTATCCCAACAGACGAAACCCCTGAGCAAGCCGTTAAGCGGTTGTCAGAGTACCCAATCATTGGCGGGGCATTCCAGCCCAACGACGCTGGCGGCATCATCAATAGTGTGTATGAGCGCATGAACGAGAACCTCAAAGTCAAACAGTCGTTCGACAGAATGGTTGCGGAAGGGCGTATGTCAGAAGCCAAAGACTTGCTCCAGCGTCGTGGCAACGAGTACATGCAAGCAGACTTGGCCAACAAGTTCAAAGCAAACATGAACAAGTTGACTCAGGCCGAACGCGCAATCGCCGCATCAAGCATGACACCAGAAGCCAAGCGAGAACAGCTGGATAAGATCAGGAAGATAAAGATCGCCGTAGCTCAAACGGTGAGAGAGGTTTCCGATAAAACCATACACCTATCAATCCCTTTCTGATGCCAACAAACGCTTGAGTGCGGTACTTAAAAGGAACTGAGGCACGTAGCCCCATTTCCTTTATCTTCACCACATCTAACCCGGGGACAAAAAACCCTGTTCCCGGTTTAAGTGTCGCCCACGGATAGATTGTTTCCATTGAAATGATCTTCCTCAAAAGTTATGTGCATAGCGTTGACGCGCATTGATGGGCCGTTGGTCTTGCCCAGCATATCTTTCTTGGAGTACTTGACGCGGAACATCTTCTCCATCTGCTTCTTGAAGTCGTCATAGCTAAAGCTCATGCTCACGCAGTGTCGCCTGAGCAATTGTTCCTCAATGAAGTACTCCCTGAAGCCGTCTGTCAGCGTGCCATGCTCCACACGCCCAAGCACTTTTGATCTGGTCAACGACTTGTCAACAGCTTCGCCATCCCCCCATGCGGCCATCAGTCGGCCTTCAGCCTTCTTGATAATGATGAAGCTGCCGTAGTTGTCGCCGGTGTAGGCGTTCAACACATCCTCAGCAGTGCGCACACTGCCACGAATAATGCCGCGAGCTTTCTCGACAACAGCTTTCAGAGCCTCAATGACTTTCTGCACCTCAACGTCAAGGATGTTGGCGTAGTCTCTGCGCAGGAGGATAGCCGCCGCAACAATAACGGTGCACCCAGCATGCCAGTAGCGTTCGTCATCGTTGAAGTCCAGAACCTTTTTGAGATGCTTGTGCGTCTTGGCCACAACTTGTTCTGCTGTGTGTTGGTTCTTGGTCAGCCAACGTATCCATGCCTCGCCAGCCACGCCGTAGTTGCGTTTCATCTCCAGCAGAATCTCGCGTTCCTGTGGAGTCCATTCCAGCTTAGTGTTTGGATTCCACTCCAGCATACGCAACAACTCACCGTTTGAGCTGAACTTCCTTGCCCCTGCCATGTAGTCGGTCAGGCTTTCGTTGGAAGTCATGGTACACGTGGTCTTCCATGTCGTGTTGTTGATGCGTTCTTTGTTTGCACCTGACTCCATACGCTCCTTGCCCTGCGCTTCCGCAAAGTCAAAGATGAACGTCGGTGCCCACTCCATGTCAGCACGCTGGGTATTCGTGATCTCATCAATCAGAAGCGGCATGCTGTTGAGCAGACCAGCGCGTTGTTGCATCGCAACCGGAGATGTACCCTTGCCTGTTCTGTATCTCAGTGGGTGTCCCCATACACCAGCCTTGGCGCTCAGCACCAGTGACTTACCAGTACCAGACAAGCGTGAACCGATGTGCCACACAAAACCCTCGTACTCAGTGAACCGCATCAGTGGTGAGCCGAACGAGTCCAGACATACCGCCAGTGCTGTCTCCATGCCGGGCTTGTTCACGAATATGGTCTGCCACAACTTACGCCAGTTATCCAAACTACCAGCCCCAGATGTATTGCGGTTGATGTTCTCAAGACCGGGCATCGGTATGCGTGTCTCCCCGCCCATTTCGGTGAACACGCGGTTGTTGTACACAAAGCTGTTGTCCTCTTGCCAGCCACATTGGTATGGGATGACGATAGGCTTCTTGGCTTGCGATGCTTCACCCACACAGGCGCGGACATATTCGTAGAGCTGTTTATCGAATCCAGCAAATGTGGACACGATGTTCTGGCTGGCCAACCACTTGAGCGTCTCGTCCTTGCTCACGATTGATTTCTGTGGGAAGTTCAGCGTCATCACGCCTTCGGGACGCACAGCGGCCATGTGAACCAAGTGGTCGTTCTCCATCTTCAGCAGGTCAACCACAAACAAGTCGTACGGAACAAGCTGTGTAGTCTTCTTGGACTTCTTGCCGTCCTCGTCCTCATCCACCCTGACAAAGTACACACCGCCGTTCTCGCCGTAGCTGTACCCGCGTGGTGGCAGTGGGCGCTTAACTGCATCAATGTGCTCTGGCTCATCGCTGTCCGGTGCATCCTCCAACGCAAAGAATTCTTCTTCAACAAAATCCTCACTGACCGTGGTCATAGGTATGACCTTCTCTGTGTTGTCAGCTTTGATCTCTCTGCCAAGGATCAGCGGATTTGTGATCTTGCCCCAGTGTGGACAGCTTGTGCATATGCCGGGATTCAGTGAGTCCAGCGCCGCGCATGAATATGGCCCTTTGATCTCAGCCAGCTTCTGGTTCATCCTGTCCGGCGTGTATGGGTGCAGTTCGGACAGCCACACAGCTTTCTCAGCGCCGTCATCACAGACCTTAGCCCATGACAGCAACGCCCTCCACACAGGTTCTTTGCCGTCGTCTTGGGCGGTGGCAACGTAGTCAGCAACCTGAGCGCAATGAGGTTGAAACTCGGCAAAGATTGTGCGACTGTTCTGCATCATCTTTACTTGTGCAGTTGTCTTGGCGTTCTTGGGTCGTGCCCCCGGCAACATGATGGGGTCAGCTTGTGGCGGCGCTTTCTCTTTGAGGTTGGTGTTGATGACTTCAGCAAACGCATCGAAGTCAAACATGTCGCCTTCCATCAACAGCTTTACAGGAAGAGGTTGTACATACTTCTTCTTGTGGTTCATGGTGCCCGGCACACGCATCAGCCGCGCCGCATCTGCGGTGACAGCCATGTCGATGACCATACCTTCTTGCTTGCACAGGAGTTTTAGATTCTGCGCAATGGGTCGCCATTCAGCCACCGTCATGTCGCGTGTCATCGGCCAGTAGCAGTGAAGCCCCCCACCTGAGCCAACAATCCACGGCTTGCCAAGCGTATCAAGCCCGACCTTTGCCATGAACGTATCCAACGCCAGCACCGCTTCTTTCTTGGATGCGTAGCCATCCAAGTCAACGAAGAAAGACTTTACGTGCGTAGCTTTGTCAGCTTCACGTTTCTTACCTTCAAAGCAGGAGACAGCGTAGAAGATGTCGCAGTGATCGTTGTTCCAGTTGTCTATGTGGGGGTGCAGTTCCTCGATTGTGTCCGTGAACACATGTTGTTTTCTTTTCGTGAGTTCTACCGCGCAGTACGAGCCTAAACCCGGAGACGGCAAAACCACCGCTAGGAACTCAAGCGGAGTCATGTCTATCCTTTGGTTTATTTGAAGTCGTCGTTTGCGTGTTCTATGCCTTGCTGAAAGCCGTCCTCAAATCCTTCGTGGTAAAGATTCTCAGTGCGGTCAATCAGTGCGGCCATGCGTTCTACAAGCGTTTCAACCCAGTCTGGTGTAACTTTGTCGAAGCCCATGACATACACATAACGCAGAAGTTCGTTGTTGCTCAGTTGCTTAGGTTGAATGCCTTGCATGTTTTTCTCCAAGCCTCGTCGGCTGTGCTTGATGTTTGTAGGATTTTGAGAAGCGACGTTACCGTTGGACGATAAGCCACAAACACTTCACCACCACCGAACCAGTTGTAAACAGATTGGCGGGACACGCCAAGTGCTTGAGAGATTCTTACGACAGAGAAGTTGTGATGAACAGCCCAGCGCCCCAGTTGGTTGCCCAACGTCTTTGGCGCTTTCATGACCATGTTGATTGTTTGTTGTGAGTAAGCCATGTTGTAAGGGGCCGAAGCCCCACCCTCCTTAAGACTCGTCCCAATCATCAACCATCGCCGCCAAGTTGGATTTCTTGGCAGGCACGGCACTCGGCTTCTTCTCTTCCTTACGCACAGTAGGCTCTTCGCTTTCCTCCTCCACAGCAGGCTTAGTTTTCTTTGCCTTTGGTGCAGGTGCTGGCGGCTCTTCATCCTCAGCTTCAACCTTGGCAGGGCGTGTACCAGCAATAGCCAGAGGAGCCGCCACAGTCGGGGCTTTCGGCATCGTCATCGCAATAGCGCGTTTGGCTTCTGCGGACTCAGCCTTAACAGAGATTGTTTCGTACTCGTCTTCGTTCAACCAGCGCATCTCTTTGAAGAACAGCTTGGGGCTTTCAGACTTGGTATCGAACTTCAAGCGGGTCACAACCAAGCTTGGGTCGATAGGTTCTTGCTGTGCCATCAACCACTTGATATACGCCTGTAATGGGCGGTTCTCGCCTTCGCCATCACCAAAGATAGACTTGGCTGGCAGAGTCAACTGGAGAATGTCTCCGTCCATGTCATTGGCCAACACTACTGCAACACGTTGCTGGTAGCGGCAAGCGCGGCTGTTACCCAGACCAGAGCCAGCGATGTTTTGTTTGCAGTCCTTACAGTTGGAGTGCTGTTTGTTACCCGCATCAGCAGAGGGCGTTTTGCCATCAGCAGACCAGCAGTCAGGCGCAGAGACCTCACCATCGTATGCCTTGGCATAAAAAACGCGTCCGATCTCAGGCGCGGCGGCAACAAACACAACGTCCAGATAACGCTCTTCAATTGAAGCGATCTCTTTACCGCCGCTGTACAAGCGGAACACGCCGCCTTTGATTGAGATACGCTTTGTGTTATCTACATTACCGCCAGCCAAAGCTTTGGCTACTGAAGACATGCCGTCACGGTTCTTTGCAAACGCGGGTACGTTTGCCTTGTTAAAAAGTGTCACATTAGTCATGTGATGATTCTCCTGATTACTTGGTTGGTTTGCGAACAGAGATTGCGTACTCAGTCATTGAGTTCAATCCGGGTGGTACGAGGCCGGGGTTATCTTCAAGAAATGTCGCCATGTTGGTCTGCGCAATACGCTTCTCCAACAAGTCAACGGCTTCGTGTTGAAGCACGAATGTCTTGAATGAATCCCAGTCTTGTGTGTTGTAGCGTGTCTTGGTAGACAGCACCACAGTGCCTTGGTCAGTGCGCACAGAGGACATGCCCAGTGCAAGCATCTGATCTTTGAGTGCGATCTTTACGACATCTTGTTGCCGCTTGATTTCCTCAACTTCGTTTTCGTACGCTTGAGTCAGCTCTTGAATTCGAGCCGCCATCTTACGGTACACCTTTGCCAACTTATCCATTGGGACGTTGACTAACTCATTGCTCTCCGTTTGTGCGGGAGCATCATCTTCGACTGTTGTAGTCATTTGCTTCTCCTGTTTTTTTGTCTAACGTTTAACATCATACACGGAACAAATCCAAACGCAACTCCTTTCTTTAAATATTTTTTACTTCGCTATCAAACATATCTACCAGCAACTTGTGGTCAGTAACTTTACCGTCCATTGCCTTGAATAGTTTTTTCTCAATAGGGCTTGACTCAATGTGTACCACAGTAACTTTGTCAGAGTTTTGACCTTTACGATCTGCGCGAGCAATACATTGCGTGTACATCTCCACGCTCATCAGAGGCCCAAAGAACACAACAGTATCTGCGGCAGTTAGGGTAATCCCGTGAGCTGTTGCTTGCGGCTGCATAACCAACACGCGTATCTTGTCAGTTGTCTGAAAGTCTCCAATGATTTGTCCGCGCTTGCTGGCGCTCACGTCGCCATGAATTTGTCCCACGGCGTAGCCCTGCTTGGTGAGGTGCGTGACGATGGTGTCAATGCTTGATCTGAACAGCGCAAAGATGATGACCTTGCGTTCGGTCTCCTCCAACACTTCGTCCAGCACATTCAGTCGAGGAGATGCGTCGAACTCCACAACTTCCTTGTCGTCTGTGTATGCGGCTCCACAGGATATTTGCAACAGTTTGTTGACTGCTACACCTGCGTTGACTGCGCTGATTGTTTCTCCAGCCGCACGTACCATCATCTGCTCTTTCAACATCCGGTAGTACTTGTTCTGCTGTGGTGTCATCGGCACTTCGCGTGTTACTGTGATGACTGGCGGCAAGTCAAGACACTGACCTTTTGTGAAACGGATTGCTGGTTGCAAAGCTTCGTACACCATTGACCTTGAGTTTTCTTTTGGCATCCACTTGAACATAGTGATCTTGTTCATCACCTTGTCGCGCCATGCTGTTTGAAACTTAGGCACACCGCTTGGGTTAACAAGCTTTGCAAGGCCGTACGCATCAACAGGCGATTGAGATGCAGGAGTACCGGTCATCATCCACAGGTATGTCTCAGGCTTGATGATAGATGCCAGCGCCTTCCAACGCCGCGTTGATGGGTTCTTGTACGCGTTGGCCTCATCAACAATAACTAAATCAAAACGACCATCGTTGCGTATCTCATCAGCAATCAAATTCAGACCATCGTAGTTGGCAATGACGATCTCGTAGTCACGCTGAATCATTTCAATTCGACGTGCGGCTTGTTGATGGTGAGCGACGATGGCGCTTCTGTGCATGGTGCTGTTCATGATGTCGCCCATCCACGCGCTGTGCATGATTGATAGAGGACACAACACCAACACCCTACGCACTTCACCACGTTCAATCAAGTAGTCAGCCGCCCACAATGCAGAGAGCGTCTTACCAGTGCCGGGGTCATTAAAACAGAACGCTCTGCGATGCAATGTCAAGAATGCCGCTGTTTCAATTTGGTGATCCATTGGCTTGTACTTGCCCGGCCAACCATAGCGTCCTTTGATTGGAGACGGTACATCTTTGACACCAAGGTTCTTCAGCACTCTGCTCTCATCAAGTCCCCAGTACACAGCAACTTGATAGATGCCATCTTCATGGCCGAGCACTTTGTGTTTTGGAATGATGCTGTATTTGTTTGGGTCGCGTGTGCGCAGTATCAGCGCCTTGTTGTCAACTATCTCCATGTTCTTTTTCCAGTAAGTAGTAGTGTATTCTTGCGTCCAGCTCCATACGGTTTATTGTTTCGTGGCGAATTAGTTTTCTATTTGCCAACTCTTGTGCAACCTTTGCAATGTCATCAAACCTGATTTCGTACAACTCTTTCAACGTCACGTTGCGAGCACCAAACCTAACCATCCACAGGTTGCGCAGTGTTTCAGTTGGTACGTCTTCAAGGCCTGTGTCTAGACGCACGTGTAACTCCAACGTTGTTTCTGGGTCTCCAAAATATGCCATCATGCGTCCTCCCTCAACCGCGCCCACGGCGTGTTGCTACCATTGAACTCGACTTCTTCCATGAGTTTGTTTCTGTGCAGTCTTCCCGATGCGTCCGACCAGAACTCTTCGTCTAGCTCAGATACATCAACCCATTTATCCTCAAACTTTATACGCCACATATCTACCAGTCTTGATAGGGGAATGGCATACGCTTCACGTTTGTTGGGGTCGTCTACGCCGCGCATGTTGCTTACTATTTGTGATCTTTGTTTTACTATTCTTCCCCCATACACATTCTGTGCTGCTTGCATGCCCATGTTCTGCATACCTGCATTTTGTGATCCTTGTGCTGCGTTAGCGTAAGCCTCTAATCTTTCTGTAAGTTGTTGACCTAAGTTTTTCATTTTTCCCATTTGCTTCTCCTGTTATTGCTCGGGCATGCGGCACACGTACCGCGCTCTGTCTGTTAAGAAATGGACTTCAACTTCTCCGAGTTGTTTAAGTCTCCTAAACGCGTGGCTAAAGAACTCATCGCCCTCTAATGTTTCTAAATCTATCCACCTGTTTCCGAAACGTGTTACCCACACATCAATTAGTCTGCCAACAGGGATATTGAATGCTTCACTCTCAAGCATCGCGCTTGTGATTTCACTCTCAACAACACGCTTTGCTCTCAGCGTCCCATCATTTGATACTGTGGTCAGACTTCCGAGCGAAGCTCCTGTTATTTGAAGCGGACTTGACCCTGAGATTGCTCCGGGTTGTAGCACCACCTTTTGAAAGGGGTTGTTTATGATCGACATCTTTTCCATCTCCTTTTTGTACGACACCCTCTTTCATAAGCATTGCGCGTGCTTTGTTTCGAGCGGCTCGTTTTTTAATGATCTCTGGTTTTTGTTCGTACTTGGCGTACGACGGACGGTCTGCTGGATTCTTATAAGGCATGAGTGTTCCCTAATGTTTTGGATTGAACTCGCATGTTTTCACCGGACACCAACCGCACAGAGGCGTTTGGTTTGGGTTCCACACATCGTTTGCGAATGAGGCTTCCAGTCTAGCGTAGCGTTCACGATAGTTCCACCAGTGCTTAGCCGCTTCGTCTGCTGTCATTGACATCTTCACAATGTCATTCTTTACAAGAAACAACAGCGCGGAGTTAACCTTGCGTATGTGGGGGAAGTGCGCGAACACCATGATTGACATGAGCACAAGCTGATCGCGGTCTGGGTATTTGTTGTTGCCGGTCTTGTAGTCTGCCACCCATGCGGTCAGGTTCTCGTCATCAACAATTAACAAGTCTGCGATGCCACGCACCCACACGTTATCTGCTTTCCAACTTGTTGGCAAGAGGTCGGTCGTCAACGCCATCTCGTACTCAGCCAGCTTGCGGCCAGACTTATTCAGCAACGCGTCCACCACAGGTTTGAACTGCGCGTACTCAGGAGGGATGGGTGTGCCGTCCTTGACATACAACTCAAGTGCTTCGTGGACTTGATTGCCGTACCGCGTTGCCTCAGTCTCTGTGAACGGATAGTTCTTGAGTACTTTGACTTCTTGGTAGCGGCGCTGACAACCCTCAAAGTCTTTGAGGGAGGAGTGTGACCATGCTGGTTTTTTCATAGTTGGGCTGAGGTTACAGATAGGGATAAGCGGTTGGCAAAGGCTGTCACAAACTTCTCGTCGTAACACAGTTCGTGCCCCATGTCATGGAGTACTGCGTGCGTCAACTCATGCCAGAACGTGTCAGCCATTTCTTCTTTGCCGAGCTTAATGCCCTGCTCGTCATGTGTCGCCATCCAGATGATGCCGTGCTGATAGTCAATAGCGGCAAGGGTGTTCTTTGTCCTTGCTTTCTTGACTTGGATGATTGCGTAGGTCTTGGTGCCTACTGTGATTTTCTTGGGTATGTGCATGTGCTTCTCCTTATGATTTTGCTAACCCGTACCTACGGTGAGCGCCACCGTCAGCGGCCAGAGGTATCCCCGGCATGTAACTCGGCTCCATAGTCATCTGCGCCAAGACCCAAGTCTTAGCGTCAGCAACTTCTTCGTCCGGTACAACAGCGATTAACTCGTCGTGCACCGTGCCAGCGATGGGGTAATTCTTCGATACCCTCAACATGCCATCCGTCATCACGATTCTGGCAAGCGCTTGCGTTACATTGTTCGTTATCTTACCTGCATACAACTTCGTTGCACGCTCTCCGTACACCCACTGCGGTTTACCATTATCTCCCTGTTCGAGACGAAGGTTGGGGTACAGAAGTTTCATTCCGTTTGGTAATTCTATCTCGCCTTTGCGGAATGTCAAACACTTGTAAGTATATTCCTTACCGCCATACAGGCTCGTCTCAATCAGTTGTCCAAGCATCGCCCAAAAGTCAACCACGGGCGTAGCCGTAGATCGGT